GGCGTTGACGCCGGATGAGGCAGCGAGGTCAGGCGCGCAATTGATGATGCTACACCAGATGATCGCGCAAGACCCCATCATGGCGGATGTTTATGGCGTTACTCAACGTCATGCCTTGTTTGACAAGATATTTGATGCGCTGGGCATTAAGAATACCCAGCCGTTTATGGTGTCTCCGCTTTCTCAAGAGTTCCAGCAGATGCAGCAGATGAAACAGCAGATGCAGCAGGAGCAAGAGATGGAGCAACGTGTTGTGGCAGAGCTTCAGAAACAGACTATGGCCGCGCAGATAGCAACGCTTGAGTCTCAGGCAAATGCCAACTTGATGAGTGTACAGACAACGCTTGCCGACAAGATGTTTGATAACCAGCTTGACTCTGAAGAGTTCAAGCACAAGCAGTTCGTTGACATTGAAAAGCTGGAAATAGAGCGGCGGAGGATCAGTCAGTCGAATGGATAATTTAGCAATGATCAACTTGATCAAGGCCAAGCGTGAGCGTAAGAAAGCGGCTGGCCCTGTTCATCCATTAGTAGCAAAACGGCTAAAGCAGAGAGAGGAAGCAAATGGCCCAGACAAAAGAAAAGCATTCACCCGCTCAAGATACCCAACAAATCCTGCAAGCGGGGATGGAAGCGGCAAGATTGATGAACAGCCCGATATTCGGGATGGCATATCGGGAGACATTGAACCATTACTTTAACGAGTGGGTTTCCACTGATAGGGAGCATTCTCGTAAAAGGGATGAAATCTATTTAAGGGTCTGTGGCTTGGAGGATGTAGCAAAGACCTTGGCTGGATATGTCCAGCAAGCTGAAACGCTGGCACAGCAACAAAGCCAGCAAGACCCTAACCAGTTTATGGCGGAGGCGTACCAATGAGCGAAGAAAGCGTACAACCGAGCTTTAGAGAGCAAGCAATGCAGCGCATAGCACAAGAGCGTGATGAAGCACCTGTAGAGCCTGCACCCCAGCACGTTGCTGGCGCGGAACCCGAAGAGATCGTTCATGATCATGCGGAGATAACCGAGCCTGCTACGGGAGAAGTAGTTGATAGCGAAGAAGTCATCGAAGGGGGCGACGATGAAATCGAACCTGATGAAGATCAGGACGACGATGGAACACCTCTCGATGTGAAGTATCAACGACTTGAAAAGTCGTACAAAGACCTTCAGCGCCAGTTTACGAAGGATAGGCAAGAGCGTGAGGGCTATAACCAGCAACTAAGCGAACAGATGGTGACGATGACAAATGCTCAACATGAGCTTGAAGACACGTTGTCCAACTCTCGCCAAATGGCTGAGTTTTTAGCAAGCGAAGCAAAAGGCAATGCCGATAGGTTTCGTAACCTCAATTGGTCACAAGTTCCTGCGGATAAAGCGCAAGAAGTGCAGGCAGCGATGTCTGCGGCTTTTGCTAAGGAGCAACAAGTGACACAGGCTCTTAATCATATTACGCAACAGCAACAGCAACACTTTGAGCAGAAAATGACTAGGCAGGCTAAGTTAGCCGCTAATCAGTTGCAGTTTAAGATTCCAAATTGGGGTCAAGAGACATACTCAGCAATACGCGAACATGCGAATGAGATGGGCTTGCCTGCGGAAATGTTCAATAGGATTGTCGAGCCTGCTGCGCTTGAGATGTTCTATCAATCAATGATGTACAAAGGCGCTGGTAAGAAAGCGAAAACAGTCGCAAAAACCAAATCGCAGAAACCAGCAAGTGCTAATCAGGCCCGCACAGGCAGAAATGCTAAAGGCCAGTTTATGAACGCTAAAAAGACATTTGAGGAAAACCCGAATACACGCGGTGCTTTTGCTCAGATGAAGGCGGCACAGCTTGCTGCGGAGCGATAGCTATCCGTCCGTAGGAGGAATTAAAGATGGCACAAGACAACACTTATATCCAAACCCGCCAAGCGGAAGATGTTCAAGATGTGATTTACAATATTAGTCCCATCGACACTCCCGTGGTGAGCATGTCCAAGACCATCCGCGCAACGGGTAAGTTGCATGAGTGGTCTCAGGATGACCTTAACTGTCCAGGTCCAAACGCATTGCTGGAAGGCGCTGCGGCTGGCATGGATGAGTCAAAGCCAATCGTTGAGTTGAGCAACTACTGCCAGATCATGGGCAAGGTTGCAGAGGTCACTGGTACGCTTGAGAAAGTGGACAAGTATGGCCGTGACTCTGAGATGGCGTACCAGTTGGAGTTGCGTTACGGCGAGCTTGCTAACGACCAAGAGTTTGCGGTTGTTGGTATGCAGCAGGCCAAGAACGCTGGTGCGGCTAATGCGCTGACTTCAGCACCAACTTGCTACCCAGAAGATGGCACTCAGCCTGCAATCCCGCCGTTCCCCGACCCCCAAGGTGTCGTAACGGGCGCGCGTCTGATGGAGTCTTTCATTCCTCAGTTGGATGACTCTGTAGTGCTGGATGGCTCTGCCGCAACAACTCCGGAAGAAGTTGAGTCAATCTTGTTGGATGCTCACTTGGCTACCTACATGAAGGGCGGTAACCCCTCATATCTGGTTACTGACCCCAAGACTGCTGGCATTGTGTCTAGCTTTGCTTTGGCGGCAGGCCGTCAACGTGACATCCGCAACGAGCGCAAGATCGTCAACGTCATCGATCTCTATGTCAGCACCTATGGAGAATTGGATGTCGTTCTTGATCGCAACATGGAAGCAGGCACGATGTTGCTGGTGGACTTTAACTATACCGCCACACCCGTTCTGCGACCCACGGCTGATTGGCCGATTGCGAAGATGGGCGACTCAGATAAGAGGCAAATCCTTTGGGAAGGGTCTTTCGCCGTGTTAAATACTAAGGCACATGCCGCAGTAACAGGTGTCAGCATCTAAGCTGGCTAATACGCTGGGGGGTAACACCCCCAGCTTTTTACGCTACCCAAGCGTCAGAAAGGATAGGGCGATGGAGATGATTTTCAGCAGACTTGCGGCGACACCAAGCCTCAAACAAGTCTTTGCCGTGATAAAGGTGGTGAGTGACACCATCTCTCTCTATGCGCGCCTGCCAGTAACCATTGCGACCAAGATAAACGCCGCCCTTGAATCTGCGGTTGAGCTTGTTTTGTTGCGAAGTGACGTTACGAAGATTGCACCATCTGTTGTCGGCCCTATCTCTGTTGATGTGGTCAACCTCAATGGGTTGCTCTCCGGTCATCAAAAAGTAAGCGACACGGTGGGCAAGGTAGACGCTACTTCTGTGGCTAAATGTGAGATAGCCGTTGGAGTGGTTGGTTCCAATACGCCGGAAAAAATCTCCCGTTTCGGGATCGTAAACGATCTCATCGCGGATGGATTCTGGTATAAGTTTCGTAGCCATATCGTGTTACCTCACGGTCTGGTTAGGGGGCTGGTGACTGCAATCACCAGTACCCCGATTCTACCACAAAGGTATTCCCATGTCTGACTATACGCATCGCCCCACTAGGGCAGGGCAGACCTTTTCATATGAAGATGGTCAGAGTTACCGTGGCTATCACTTTGATACGGATGCTGCAAAAGCGCACGTTAAGTACAAGCAGGATCAGTCTGACTACTACAAGAAAGATTGGAGCTACGTTGGTTCCATCCCTATGGAATTAATGGTTAAATATCAGCATAGCCTGCCCGAAGATGAGCGTGCGGATTTCTGGCATCGATTTGCTACTGACAAGTCGGTTAAGCAAGTGTTTTTAACTTGGCTTAAAAAGAATTATCCGGAGTTGCTACCAGGGCATAGCAAATGAGAACCTACGGCGATCTTGTTGATGATGTTAGAGCTTTTCTGAATCGTAAGGATTTGGAAGAGAAAATTCCCCGCTTCATTATGTTGGCTGAGTCAGACCTTTTCCGGCGGCTTAGGGCAACATGCAATGAAGGCATTGTTACCTACACTGAAGCCTTTGCAGGCTACCCAATTATTGGCGCTGTGCGCCTGCCAGATTCATGCATTGAGTTGAAGTCTGTCATCTTGGATGGCAGGCCGCTTCAGTATGTCTCTGACGCTGAGTATTTCAGAAGGCTGCATCGTCAGCCTCCGCAGGCTCAGAAATCGTTACAGTCTGAGCTATCCTACTGGCAAGCCCCAGAAGGTGACTTCCCCGATTGGCTTCAGCCCCCAGATGGCAACATTCTGGTTGGCACCGGCAGGCCGGAAGTATTTACGAGAATACAGAATTATCTGTGTTTTCACCCTGTATCAGACAAGCGTGATTTAACTGTATACGTGTCCATGTATGCCTTTGACGGCCCCTTGGACAGTGTTAATTACCAGACCAATACATTGCAGGATGCCTACAACGCATACCTGTACGGCGCTCTCAGCCACGCAGAGGGCTACTTAATGAATGACCCTAGAATTGCGCTGTGGAAAAGCAAGTTTGAAGAGTGCTTGGCTCAGTTAAATGGCACTAAGACAGATGCAGACTTGGGATCAGTGCAGGAGGTGATGAACGCTTATGGCTAAGAATCGGAACGTATGGAATTACGTCCCTCCGCATCGTGGCGCGCAGCTTGATGGCGGAAGCCCGCAATCATTTGCTAATGATCATTCGGTTGATGGCGGGTGGTCAGATAGGTCAACGCTTGGAAGCTCAACCAGCGGCTTTATGTACGCTCCAGAAGCGCCTTATGACGGACGCAGTTACGTTAGGCGCGATGGTGAATGGCGCGAGTTGTTTGAAGGGACTGCCGCGCTGGACAGCTTTAACGACCTTGTTGAGCTTGTTTTGCAGCTACAGAATCAAGTACAGGCGCTTCAAAATCAGGTTGACTCGCTTGTGATTGATGCTACCGGTTGGGATGAGCAGCGCGTCAAGCGAATTGAAACAACTCAAGACAACATTTTGAAGGGTGATGTGCTTTTTGAGAAGGTCAATAGTAAGGGCAACATCATCGCTTATGTGGAGGAAGCATGACTGATTATATTTTGGGATTGGATGCAAGCACCCCAACCGAGTTTGATCCTGTATCTGAGGGCGCTGGAGAAATCAGGGGCATAAAGACCGCGTTGCGCAATACGTTTCCATACGCAAACAGTGCGCTTGATGTCTCAAATGAATCTATTAACCAATTGGTGAACGAGAGCGTTCCCAACATACTTGAAAGGCTGGATGAATTAGAAGGCCCAGCAGCTGGTGGTAACGTCATTGTTGCCAGTTGCAAATATAACGGTAGTGAGCAGAAGTACGGGCATCGCATCACCTCTGTTTCTAACGGATGGAATGGAGACGAGGGGCTTTTAGCCGGTCAGTATAGAGTTAACTTTGATACCAACATCCCAGAGTTTGACGAGCATTATGCTGTTCAAATAACCCCGTTCCCCGCCTTTGTTAATGGTGTTGCCGCGTACCCCGTCATTGTTGCGTTGCAGGGTTTCACTGCCAATGCCGTCACGTTCACGGTGCATCAGATTGGTGGCCCTGAGAATGGTAGCGCCCCACAGAATGCTGTTGGCTTTTCGCTGATGGTTGTGGACATCGAGCAAAGCTGATGATTCTTCCGCACCAAAATCTGGGACAGATTGGCGTGGTAGGCGACCAGAATGGTGAAGCCCTGCCCGTCAATGCGTGGACTAACTCCATGAATGTCCGTTTTGGTGCCTTGGGGATTGAGAAGATCAAGGAGCCTGCCTTGCGGGTTCCCGCCCCTGTAGAGATGCAGATATTCACTACGAAGCTATATAAGAGCCGAGCGTATGTTTTTGCTGCTGCGCAAGATGGGCTTTGGGCGTTTATTCCTGATGAAGTTGCTGATTTCTATTGGCAGGCACAAGACTACCCGTGGAATGAGTCCACAAAAACGTGGGCAGATTTCGCTGCTCTAAAGGCGGGGGAGTGGAAATACAAAGAAGCGGGTAGCAGTCTTTCCAAATGGAATTTCACGCATTGGGGCGACACGGTTATTTTTAATTGCTATGAGCAGATTCCTCAGATGTGGGATTGGCATGAGGAAGATTGGGTTGATCTTCCTAAGTGGGGGATTATCAGCACCGAGTGGGATTTAACTAACTTAGGCGATCCTAGCTTTGATACAGAATTGCGCTGCCAAAGATTGCTCGCATACAAGTCACAGCTTGTTGCTATTGGAATTAAGCACAAAGACCCAGTTGATGCAGAGCTAGATCCAGAGAACATCCCAGAAGAAAGCCCTGTTTATAAAAAGACAGAATATCTAGAAAAAGAAAATGTGGTCTGGGTTAGCAACGTAACGTCTGACCCAACTTATAAAGTTCCAGAAGGTGAACCTGGGGGAGGTGCCGATGCGGGCATCACCGGATTAACAGCGGGTGGCCCGCCAAGCTGGGATTACATATCGCCTGCAACGCTGTCTGTACAGCAAGTGGTTGGCGCTGGAGATGGCAGATACATAGCCGCAGAGCCTTTGGGCGAAGTGATTATGATTTACACGATTACTGCCGCCCATGCGCTGATATTTACTGGAGGTCAGTATGTTGTCCAGACTCGTCGCTTGTTTCAGCGTGGCTGCGCTGGCCCTTTGGCTCTTTGTGAGTTTGACGATAACCATTTTGTTATCGGCCCCGATCAAATGTATATCCATGATGGAGTCACCGCTACTCGCGTTGGGCAGAATATGTTTGACATGGAGTTTTACAAAAGAGCGGTCAATCTAGAATCAGCCACGATATCGCATGATCCTCCCAACAAAGAATTGTGGGTCTACTTTGACACTAACCATGGGAGGAAGGGCTGTATCTACAACTACTCTACTGGCACGTTTGGATGGCATGACGGAGAGGCCAAAAAGAAAAAGCCGATCTCATATTCATCCAGAGGTTACTTGCCAAAGACGGGCGCTGCTTGGGGTGACATGCGTTTTAACTGGAAAGAGACAAAGGGTGCATGGGTATCACAAAACGAGTTTAGCTTTACTCCCTATCACCTTGTATTAGCGCAGGACGGTATTTATCAAGCGCAGGCATTTTATGCCACCAATAAGGATTGCTGGGTTGAGCGCCTCTCAATGGATTTTGATGATCTGGGAATGAATCATTGGGTAAACAAGCACCTAAAGCAGTATTGGCTGCAAATGAGCGGTGATGGTGTTTTGGGTGTTCGCGCTGGCTGGGCTGAGTCTCCCTTAGATGCTCCTGAGTGGGAGAAGCCGGTTTGGATAGACACAGATGAGGACAGCCCCTTGCGCGTTGATGTGCGCACTACGGGGCGCGTTTTGAGCCTGCGTTTTGAGCTTGCTGAGGTTAAGTATTTTCGCTGGCCTTCTGGCACGTTGAACATGGAGGCGGCAGGAGCGCGATGAAGAAAGAGGGCGGGAAGTTTGGCGTTGTTTATAACCCCTATGACGTTAACAACAGGGAGTTTGTGAACATCCAGCGCGTGATTTCAGAAATAAGTGGAACGCTAACTGAGTTAATTAAAGAAACTGTGTCGTTGCGTAACGAGACGACTTCTCTGAGGAGCAGGGTTTCTGTATTGGAGTCAAAGCATGAGGAATAAGTTATCGCCAGTTCGAGCGGTGTCTGATTCGGCGGCATTGCTGCGGTCAAATTACGATCACAAATCAATTCAGCTTCGCCGTGGTACGACATCTGAGTGGGATGAGTTTGGCAGCAAATGTATGCCGCTTGCCGGTGAAATGTGCGTTGAGCTTCAGCAGAGCCCAAGTGGCACAGTCAACGGGCATGTCAGCATCAAGGTGGGCAACGGAATAGATGTCTGGAACGATCTGCCGTATTTGCTGACAGACTCTGATCACCCTGCATTTGATCTGACGCAGGGAGACATTGAGGCAATAAAGAATAGTGCGGCTGGCTTGGTTATATCCCCGTTACCACCCACTTACGGGCTAAAAGAAGGGCTGATGTGGTTGAACAGCGATAACGGAGACTTGAACGTCTATTCGTTCGACTCTGGGGATGACCCTGTTTGGTTTGAATTTCCTGCTACCGGAGTTAGCGCAAATGGCGCATTGATTCCCTACGGAGGCTCAAAAACAGCGGGCTATGTATACACCGACCAAGTTTTGCTGCGCGTTCCATCGCGAGCAGCGATGACGCAAAAAGACGCAAACGAATACATCTATGAAAGGTTAGAGACCCTAGAGAGCGGCGGCTCTCTAGATACTATCGACGGCGGCATTTATTCAAGGAAAATACTATGACCACTATTTTATTAAAGCGCGGTACAGGCGTACCAACTGAATTAGCCTATGGCGAGATTGCCGTCGATACCGGCGCACAGGTTCTTTATGCCGGTACTGCTGACGGCAATGTCGTTGAGCTTTCTGGCGGGGATATTGATTGGGGGCAGATCACTAATTTCCCCGATTGGATCATTGAGATTGATCCTAACAAGCCTGACTCAATTAACATTTCTGAGCTTGAGAAACAGGTCATTGCCAACACTGGCGACATTGACAAGCTGAAAACTGATGTCAATCAGCTTTGGTCAGCACTGCATGAGATTTCTCAACTTGCTACTGCCGCACTAGACAAGGCCAATGAGAACGCTGGCCTGATTGCTGACAACAAAACAGAGATTGACGTACTTAAGAATGAGATTGCGGCTATTGAATCTGGTTTGATCTTTGGTGGCGTCTACTCTCCTGTCACGAACAAGATTACTGAGGTTGATCAGTACGCGATAGATCGTGGCTTTAATGAGGGCGACACGCTTCCCATTAGCACGACAGCAGACCAGCAGGGTATCTATTTCATCTGCTCTATTTCTGGCACAGCTTCTATTAATGGCGAGAGTGTCAATCTTAAAGCCGGTGATTGGCTGATTGCTAACAAGCTTTCTTGGGCGGTAGTGAGCTATGGCTTTGAGACGATCTCAATAGATCAGGTTGCTCATCTGCGGGATTACCTGACCAATCTTGACAATGTTGACGCTGCTCTTGACGGGCGAATTACTGCGCTAGAGACAGAGATTGACGGCGGCACTTACACCGGAACGCCCCCCAACTTTCGGAGCTAACCCATGACCACCATTCTTCATAAGCGGGGTACGGGTGAGCCCTCCCCTGATGAACTTGAGGTAGGCGAGATTGCGATAGATACCCTCACGGGTACGCTATACACCAAGCAATCCGATGGCACCGTTGTGGAGATTGGCGGTGCTGACGGTGACATTGTTGCCAGCCTTGGTGACTTGACTGATGTTGATTTAACTGAAGCGCCTGTCGATGGCGATCAGCTTACGTTTGACGGAGTTCAGCGTAAGTGGGTTGCGCGTCATTATGTGGAGTTTCCAAGTGAAATCCCCAGCACTGTTCCTGGAGAGGGGCAGTGGACAGGCGAAACGGAAGTTATCGAGACAACGGGCTCTCTTGGATTTAAGATCAACGGTGTTGACCAAGTTAGCGGCCCAGCAACAATCAGCAACGGCAATACTATCAGCCTGTATTGGTTGGGCGATCCTGACTCTGGTGAGCATATTGACTGTCCAGATGGCGCAGAAATCTCTGGTTCTATTAGAACAGAGGCAGGGGCAACATCCTCCTACAGCACAGTCGTTGATAAAAATCCTGATGTAGATTTTCAAGACATTCAAGATGTAGAGGCAAATAAGCTTCTCAACTCAGAGATAGTGACCGTCTCAGGCACTAACTCATACTGCTACTTTGGTGGATCGTCTGACTCCTCAACCTTTGAGTACAAGAAAAACACAGAGGAGTGGGCTGCGGTTCCTGCTAGGGTGTCAACGTACTTTGAGGCTGGCGACGATATTCAACTACGCCACACCTCTGGCGACGAAGGCGCAACGGTTACGTCAACTGTAACAATAGGTGAGAAGACGATTACGTGGTCAACAACGTCAATAGTCTCAGGCATCGTCACTCCAACAATAGAAGCGCCAGAAAACGACAGCATTGATATTTCTCAGACTCCTACTCTGTTGAGCAGTACATACGAGGCAATCGGCTCTACCCCAAACCATGCCAGCAGTGATTGGCAAGTAATGGATGAGAATGGCGATGTCATATATGAGAGCCTCAACAACACCTCTGATCTTGAATCTCACAAGGTTGACCAAAAGCTAGACAC